CTCGCACCATGCGCGCCACTCACAACGTTGGAAGGAAGGTGCGGTAATGGCATTGATCATGCAGCCGCAGTGGCTGCCCGAGCCGCTTCGAGAGGGCTACGGGCTGCGGCACGTGTCGCCGATGAAGCGAGCCACGTTCGTGAGCGGCCGGTCGCTTCCGAGGCGAGCCTACACCACCACCCCAACCCAGGTGGAGGTGCGCTGGCTGCTCGCGGACGCTACTGCGGCGCTCTTCGAGAAGTGGTTCCAGGAGGGCCTTGAAGATGGGGTGTCGTGGTTCGCGTGCCGCCTGCGCACGCCGCTGGGCATGGACTATTACAAGAGCCGGTTCGTCGATATCTACGACGGCCCCACGCTCTCGGCCGGCAACGACTGGATCTACACGGCGCAGCTGGAGATGTATCAGCGCCCGTTGCTGGCTGACGGTTGGTCGGAATACCCGCAGGGGTTCCTGCGGGCGGCGGTGATCGACGTGGCGGCGAACAGGGAGTGGCCTGCAGCATGAGCATTCTGGAAAGGCTCTACGCGTCAGGCGGCGCAGAGGTGGAGTACGAGACGCTGGCAATCAGCGTGGGCGGCACTACGCACTACCTGGTGAAAGGGTGGCAGGACATCAACGCAGTTCTGGAGAACGGGCAGGCGGTGACGTTCCAGGCCTGCGGTATGGACGTGGCGAAGCCAGCCCGAAACGCCGACGGTGTACAGGACCTGCGGTTCGCGCTGAGCAACGTCAACGGGGTGGTGAGCACGGCGATCCGTGCGGCACTGGCCGCCCGACAGCCGATGCATGTAACGCTTCGCGTGTACCTGCACAACGACCTGATGGCACCGGTGAAGAAGCCGCTTGCCATGGTGATCAAGGGCGGCCAGTGGTCGGCCACCGAAGTGCAGATCACTGCCGGCTTCATGAACATCCTTGACACGGCCTGGCCGCGTGATCGCTTCACCCTCACCCAACACCCGGGGCTGCGCTACATCTCATGAACATCGATCTGGAAAAGTACCTGGACGTGGTCTGGGTCAGCGGGGGACGGGCGTTCCCGAACCTGGACTGCTACGGGGTGGTCAACGAGGTTCGCCGCGATTTGGGGCTGGAACCGTGGGACGAGCACGACGGGGCAGCGCGGGACGAACTGCCCGAGCTGGCCGCACAGGCGGCCCAGCAGCGCCGGGGCAGCGACCTGGTGGAGGGAGCAGTGGCCTTCTGCTACGAGGGCAGCATGGTGACGCACGTGGCCGTGCTGGTGCAGGTCGATGGCCGCATGTGCACCTTGGAATGCAACGAGGGCCGCAATGTGACGGTGCTGCCGGTATCGCGGTTCGAGCGCCGGTTCAACAAGGTGGAGTATTACGCGTGATCCAGGTATTCCCGTCTCGGCTGCCGGGTGAAGCGCTGGAAGTCCACCGGCACGGCCGCACGACCGTGGACGGCTGGCTGCGATCCAACATTCCCAGCTACCCCGGCAACGGCCCGCATCCCATCCATATCGAGGTGGGCGGTGCGCTGGTGCCGCCCGAGGCGTGGGCGCTCACGTGGATCGACGCTGACACCGACGTCCGGGTCTACCCGATCCCGCACTATGAGGGTGTGGCCGCGGTGGTGTACTGGGTAGTGGTGGCAGTCATGGCCGCCTACGCCATCTACATGGCGTCCAACATGCCGTCCGGGAACCGGTATGGCCAGGGCGATTCCCTGAGCCTGGACACCGCCCGGGCAAACACCGCGCGCTTGGGTAGCCCGATCCGTGAAGTGTTGGGCCGCTGCCGGGTTTGGGCCGACTACCTGGTCCAGCCCGTCTCCCGCTTCGTCGGCGGCAACACCTACCGCACGCACATGTTCGTCTGCGTCGGCAAAGGCCGTCACGTGATCCCGTTCGGGTCGGCCCGCCTGGGCAACACGCCGTTGAGTTCCTTCGGTGACGACGTGCAGATGACGATCTACCCGCCGGGGGCAGACGTCGGCGGAGACGAGCGGTCTGAGAACTGGGTGAACTCCACGGAGGTGGGTGCGACGGCGTCCGGCACGGCTGGCCTGGACCTCAGCGAGACCGCCGACACCGAGACCAGCATCAACGCTGACTCGGTGACGGTGAGCGGCAACGTCTTGACGCTCAACAACGCGACCTACACCGACGCTGACGGCAGAGAGCGGCCGGCCACGTCGGTGCCGAGCGCGTGGGTTGCCGGGGCGGTGCTGACCATCAAGGCGTCGGCCACTTTTCAGGCGTCAACCAGCGGCCTCTACACGCTGATCGCCGGCAGCGCCGTCGCGGAGCTGGCGCCCTACGTGGGAATGCCAGTGCTGCTCACCTACAGCGGCGCGGACTATGCGCTGTTCGTGGCGAGCTACGCCGCAGGCACCCCCGCGGTTCCTGGTGTGGGTGGCAGCCCCTCGCGGCTGAGCGGGTCAGCGGCGGCCACCGTCTTCGACTACAGCGGCACGCCGGCCACCTTCAACGTGATCTGGCGAGGCACCACCTACAGCGTCGCGCTGGAAGCCAACTACATCACCCTGGGCGTTCTGCTCACGGCCATCAACGACCAACTGGTGGACAGCGGCCTGGTGGCCACCCAGTCTGGCGGGGTGGTGACCATTGCCGAGGCGGCAAGCCCCTACGCCGGCGGCACGATCGCCTATAGCGGTCTGCCGGTGGGGGTGTTCGGCACCAGCCCCAGCGCCGCGGCTGGGACCGCGACGACTGGTGGCACGCCTGCCACCCAGCCTCGGGTGACGTTGGCTTACGACAGCGCCACCGGCACGGCCTTCGGCGGCCTGCCGCCTGGCACGGTGTCGCTG